GCTTTGTTGAAGCGTGGCGCAGCATTGCGTGCTTCATACATTTTTGGTCGTGGATTTAAAATGTCTGACCGTGCGCAGGAGCTTGCTCCTCGTTTCAAGAAGCTTGTTGATGACCCTATCAATCAGCAGGTTCTTTTCAGTGAGGATGCTTGTAAGAAGAATGAGAAGATTCTTTTCTCGACAGGTAACTTCTTTGCACGTTGGGATAAGACTAAGAAGGTTTGGGGTCGTATTCCGTTTGAGCAGATTGTTGGTTGGGCTACTGATTCTGATGACCCAGACATTCTTACTTATATTCTTCGCCAGTATCAGCGTGTAACAAACATTGATGCTTCTGGCGCGCAGAAAACAGAAACTGTTAAGGTTTGGTATCCGCTGGATTATGTAGTTAATCCCATGTCTACAATTGCCGGTACTCGTGTTGACCGTAATTTTGTTGTGGTTGACCACCGTGAAAATAATGATACTGGTTCTTTGTGGGGTTTGCCTGACTGTTTGCCGGCTCTTCCTTGGGCTTGGGCTTATAGCGAGTATCTGAAGGATGGCTCGAAAATGTTGAAGGCTTTGTCGAGCATTGCTTGGCAGGTTAAAACTAAGACCGCTAAGGGTGCAAGTAATTCTTCAGCTAAACTGTTGAATTCTCGTCAGGTTGCCGCTACTGCGGTTACTGGTTCTGATGTTGAACTGTCTGCTATGCCTCGTAATAATGCTGTTGATTTGGATACCGGTCGCCCGCTTGCTGCTATGGCTGCGAGCGCGATGGAAGTTTCTGTTGATGCTTTGCTTTCAGGTACTGGTACGACTGCTTCTGGTTCACAGGTTTTGGACCAGTCAACTTTGAATGCTGCTTATGCACGTCAAGGTAACTGGGAAGCTTTCTATGACCGTGCTTTGAAAGTTATGGGTGTTCAGGAACCAAGCGTTAAGTTTAACAAGATTATTGTTGACCCCGGCTACCGTAATGTTCAGTCACTTGGTCAGGCTTGGCAGACTGGCCTATTTGACCCTGCGATTATTCAGGCTGCTTATGCTGAGGAGCTTGGCATTGAACAGCGTGGCATGATTCCTGATGGTGTTCTTGTTCCAAATAATGAACACAGTGCCGCTGCTGTTGCACCTACTGGTACAAAACCGGGCGCTGACACTACGGGCATGACTGATGTATCTACAGGTCAGGGTCGTAGTGGTGCTGGTGTTGGTGATTTGTCTAATGGTGATAATACTTTGAGGGACCAATCTAACATTCCGCAGTAAATGTAGTGTAGAATATTTAATATGGCTACACTATTTACTGAGAGCGCTATTGCGCCTGTCAAGGTTGGCAATAATTGGCGCGCTGTTTTGATTACGCCGGGTAAAGGTTCGTCGGGAATCTACACAGAATCCATGCTTAAAGAGTATGGTGCTGTTGCTTTCCCGAAGGGAACACATTCCTACATTGACCACCCAACTGCTGAAGGTGAAGTTCGTTCACCTAAAAACTTGATGGGTGTTCTTGCTGAAGATGCATACTATGATGAAGCAGCTGGCGGCCTTGTTGCCGAGCTTCAGGTTATGCCTCACTGGAAAGAGTTCGTTGAGGCTGTAGCCCCACACACAGGTTTGTCCATTTACGCAATGGGCGAGGGTAACCGTAATGATGACGGCGATGTTGTCGTTGAATCACTGGTTCCCAACATTCAGAATTCGGTTGACCTAGTATCTTATGCCGGTCGCCCCGGCTCGGGTCTTGCCGAGAAACTGTACGAGTCTGCGCTTGCCGCTCAGTTCTCGGACAATGGTACTGTTGCTGAGACAGCCGCAGCTTCCATCCCTACTACAGAAGAAGGAATCCCTAACATGGATGAAATCATGGCAAAGCTTGAGGAGATGAACGCTGCTCTTGAGCTGAAGTTCGCTGCTCTCGCTGAAACCCTGTCGCCTGTCGAGGAGCCTGAAGAGGTTGAAGAGGTTAGTGTTGAGGCTGTTGCCGAGGCCCTTATCGCTGCTGACCTTCCCGAGGTTTCGCGTAAGGCTGTATTTGAGTCGCTTCGCAATGGCGCTGACCTGACTGACGCTATCGAGAGCCAGAAGGCTTTCGTTGAGTCCATCAAGTCGCACTTCAAGGAGTCGGCTCCCGCCGCAGCTCCCGTTGCTGAAGAGGCCGTAACTGTCAACACCGTCGAGAAGGCTGTTAGCCTCCGCGACATTCTTAACGTGAAGGTTGGTTAATTCCAATGGCTATTAATGAAGTTTACAAGAAGGCCGATAGCCTCAGCTACGCTGTTAACAGCGCTGTTGTTGCTGGCAACTTCGTTGTTCTCGGTGGCGTAAACGCTTCGACTTCGCCCACCGGTATTGTCGGTGTCGCAGAGACAAGCGCAAAGCTCGGAGAAGACGGAAACTACTACGCAACACTGCGTCACGAAGGCGTTTTCACTGGTACTACCACTGACACTTCCGCCATCACTGTTGGTGCTGCCCTCTACCTCGCTTCGGGTGCAACCTACGGCTCGGCTCTTACAGCTACAAGCACAAGCAACAAGTTCGTTGGTTACGCTTACACAGCTAAGGGTTCGACTACCGGTACGCAGACCATCGCAGTCCGAATCAACAACTAAGGATATTAATAATGTCTAACAAGATTACTCTCGTAGAAAATGCGATTGCTCGCATTGAAGAGAACACCACGAAGCGTCAGATGGAAGCTGCAAAGCTTTACTTCGCCGCTAAAGAGGGTGACGTTCGCGCTCGCGTAACTCTTCAGGAAGGTATCACCACTTCGGATGTACCTACCCTTCTCCAGCCTGCAATCAATGTTGAGTTCCTCTCGAAGTATGCTGTTCAGCCTACTGTCTGGAACTCGATTGCTGATGAGAAGCAGATTGAGTTCAACACTGAGTACAAGTTTGGTAACTTCGTTATTGACGCTTCGTCGCTCGGCAACGTAAACGGTGGCGCTCACACTGCTGGTGGACTCCCCGTAGTTCCCGAGTACGCTGAGTACCCTGCTGTCAAGTTCACTACTTCTTCGTCGAGCGTTACACTGCGCGACAAGAAGGGTATGCGCGCTCGCCTGTCATGGGAAGCTCTCCGCAAGTCGGGTAACTTCGACCTCATCAACGAGTTCACTAGCTACTTTGCTGTTGCTGCTGCTCGCGAAGAGGACTTCGTTCTCGCTAAGCAGTTCGTTACCGCTGGTGGAGCTGCTGCTTCCGCTTGGTCTGGCAAGGGAATCTCGGGCAACCCGACTCTCGCTGGTGACGTTAACGCTGCTCTTGAGGCTCTCGGTGGCGCAAAGACTGCATCGCGCAACTTCAAGGTTGATGGCAACCCGATTGCTGTAAACCAGTGGAAGCTCGTTCACGGTGTTGCACTCACCCCGACAGTAGACAAGCTGTTCAACCTTCAGGGCGTTAGCCACCGTCAGACGACAACCGATGGCACGATTGACTTCGCTGTCAACCCCGGTGTTTACACTGGTGGAATCACCCCGATTGAGTTCCCTGCACTCGATGCAGTTTCCGGTGGAGCAACAGATGACTTCTGGTTCCTCGTTCCGGTTAACCCAGTTCGCCCGAACTTCCACGAGTTCTTCCTCACCGGTGAGCGCGCTCCGCTCATCACCATCAAGGACAGCGGTCACATGTCGCTGGCTGGTGGAGAGGTTCCCGTTCGTGAAGGCTCGTTCGATGAGGATGACATTCAGACTCGTGTTCGCCACCTCGTTGAGGCTGGAACCATGAACTCTGACGGTTTCGTCTACTCGACTGGTGCTGGTGCTTAATAACCACTCTAAGATTAGCCCCTCGCTTCGGCGGGGGGCTTTTCTTGTGTTAGGATTGATTTATGGAAAATGATTACGCTTTGCTTACTGACCGTCAACGCGAACAGGCTGAAGCCACTGCTCAGCTTGCTATAAAGTTTGGCATGTTTAACCAGACTTCTTTTGCTGATGGCGCGCACTATGCTGCTAAGAATCCGTTTGTTGCTGAGGGGCTTGCGTGCCAGAACTGCGTATTCTTTGATGAGATTAACAAGCAGTGTCAGGTTGTTGCTGGACCAATTGACCCTAATGCTATCTGTAAGCTTTGGGTTATTCCTGAGAATCTTATTGCAGGATATAAGGCAGAGTCTGCACCAGTTATGGAGACGGCTGTAGAACTTAAAGAGTTCTACATTCGCAAGGATGCTCCGGGTTGCAAGGGTAGCTGGGCTACAGTTGACGGCAAGGGTGATGTTGTAACTTGTCACGAAACTAAAGACCAAGCCATCAAGCACATGGTTGCTGCATCTATTGGTGCTGGCGAGCAGCCCGGTGGCGAGTGGTCACCTAAAAAGAAGGCTTAGTTTTACTGTAAGATAGAATTGCATGGTTCCTCCTCCAATCCAGCCATGCTTGCCCCCCGTTGTAGCTCACGCTCCGGGGGGCTTCTCTATGCGGTAGAATAGAGTTATGGCAAATACAGGCGTAGCACCCGTAGACTTGGGTTCAAATATTGGGCGCGTTCGTGTCCTCCTTGGGGATACTGACCCCACTAATGTCGCTAACAATGTTGGCGAGTATCTCTTTTTCAGCGATGCTGAAATTGAGTCAATCCTCACCATGTATGGCGACAATCCTAAGCTTGCTGCTGCACGCGCTCTTGAGACTATTGCTGGGTCGCAAGCACTTCTGTTAAAGTCATGGTCATCTGATGATTTGACAGTTAATGGTGACCGTATCGCTAAGGAGCTGCGTGAGACTGCTAAGCAGTTGCGTGCCGAAGCTGCTGATTGGGAGTCTAGCGATTTCTATTCTTTGATTCAAACTATTGATGCTGATGACCCTACGGTGACGTGGTGGAATTAGTATGGGTACTTTCACCAATCAGCCTATAGACTTTAGCGCTATCGGCGTTGAGATGGCTTCTACCATGCGTTCATGGATGAATGGAAGCATTCAAATCATTGACCCTAATAGTGCTGATGGAACTTGGGATGAATGGACCAATACGGAAACTGGTGGGGAGCCTACAGTTTTGTGGTCTGGTCCTGCGCGTATCCAGCATTTGAAGAATGATTCATCAGCTAATGTTGGGTATTCCGATACAAGTATTCGCGGTATTCGCGTTCAAGTTCCGCTAGATATTGAGGCTGGTTTTATTCGAGCTGGCTTACAGATTATTGTTACTGATGGCGGTAATGATTACGAGCTGGAACAGTTGCAGTTTGTTATTACATCTGCCATTAATTCAAGTTATTCTTGGGGTCGCACTATTGAGGCTACTGTTGACGTTAAATCAATTGCTAACTCTACATGGTCTGGTATTGCTGGTTCTGTAAAATCAAATAGTGTGGCTATTAGTGGCGCTATCGTGCGCACATTCCACCATGAAGATAACCTTTGGATAATGGATTATGAAACAACGACGGATTCCCTCGGAAATTATGAACTTCCTGCGGATGCAGGTATACCCATCACTGTGGTTGCTTCTGCTTCCGGTTACATTACTGATTATTATGATGGTGCTAATGGCTTCGATTTCGCAACGACCATAACTCCTGTAAACCATGAGGAGATGCAGGGAATCAATTTTGATTTGGTAGTTGACTAATGGCTAAGCTTGGACCTTATGCTGTAATTAATGACACACGTTTGCAACGTAAACTTGGTACAGTTGTTAAAGCTACTAACGATGAAATGTATGCTGCTCTTGATGAGCTAGCAAAAATTGGTCGCGATGAAATGCAACATGTTGTTAAGACTAGTGGTACACCATTTAGTGCATTCAGACTTTCTAAGGGTGTAGGTTCAACGGGCCGTATTCGTACAGGAAAAATGTATGAATCAATTGGTTTACGTCACGAGCGTGGACCTAAGGTTATGCGTGTAACTATTGGTTTTATTCGCGGAACTATTGAAAAGTATTTTAAGTTTCAGGAACAAGGATTTACAAACGTATGGAAGTTTGTTTCATTTGGTAGTGGAACTTCTGGGCCAAACGCTCCTCAAGGATTTAAATTTGAACATTGGCGTTCGCTTGTAGCTAGGGGAAAGAAAGCTCATCCTAGTCATACTCAAGGTATGTTTGCTTTGAGGAATGCTAAAGAAGCTATTGCGGCATCAGAGGGAAGGGTTCTTTCCAAGATGAAAGGCAAAATTACACGAAGGGTTAATGCAGGAAAATGAGTGGATTAGATGTATTCACTACGCAGGAATCAATCTCTGCATATGTTCGACAAGAGTTTCCAAACTACATAGTTTATGATGACATCCTTCTAGATGATGAGTTCATTATTAAGCAAGGAAACAAAGTCAAGCCATATATTGTT